TGACATCAGTATTATTGTTGATCGTATATCGTCAACTGGTTACGAGTGGAGACTTATGGCTCTCAATAGGAGTCTTGGTCTTTTACGTACCGGCAATTTTGTCATTGTTGCAGCTAGAGTGGAAGTAGGTAAAACAACGTTCTTAGCAAGCGAAGCAGCTTTTATAGCACCACAGTTACCTAAAGACAGACCTATAGTCTGGGTTAACAACGAAGAAGAAAGTGAAGCTGTATTCTTTAGAGTAGTTCAAGCAGCACTAGGTATGACAACTAAAGAGCTAGTAGCAAACAAAGATGAATGTATGTCTAAGTACACAGAATATATGGGAGGTAACTCAAGAAAAATTATTATTACTAAAGGTGATACCAATGATGTAAAAACTTTAACTACTTTGTTTAAAGATGTTAATCCAGGAATGATTATTTTTGATACGTTAGATAAAGTATCTGGCTACCAAAGAGAAGAACGAGAGGATCTTAGATTAGGTAGAATTTATAAGTGGGGTAGAGAGTGTGCTAGAGAATATGGGCCTGTTATAGCTGCTAGCCAGTTAAACGGTAACGTAGACACATTGAAAGACCCTGCTTTCATAGGTATGGATGCTCTTAGAGGCTCTAAGACAGACAAACCAGGTGAAGCTGACGCAATCATAACCATAGGTAAGTATCAATCTCCCAGCACCCCTGAAGAGGCTATCTTAAGGACTATTAATGTTCCTAAGAACAAACTCCCAGGTGGTGGTAAATATCAAGTAGAAGGAGAACGGCACGGACAATACATGGTTAAGATAGATGCTTTACGAGCTAGATATGAATGATAAAACTCCAATCTTCGAAGAACAGGATACAGATGAAACTGACGATGAAGATGGATATAGTTGGGATTGTGATAACACAAAAGAGGCGAGAGAATGAATTTATTAACATTAGATGTAGAAACTACACTAAATGGGCCAGAGCATGACAAAGGTAGTCCGTGTTTTCCTAACAATCATGTGGTGTTATTAGGAGCACTATCACATGGACTTTATAGTTCTTATAATTCTATGGATGCTTTTAATAGTGTATTACCTACACAAGTAGACTTTGTAGTAGGTTGCAATATAGCTTTTGATCTTTTGTATTTATATAAACATTTAGAAATTAAACAAAAACTACAAAAACAAAGGTTATGGGATATACAACTTGCTGATTATCTTTTATCAGGTCAACAAAATAAATGGCCTTCTCTAGATGAAATGTCTGTTAAACATGGTTTACCTGTTAAAGACAATGCTGTTACTAAATACTTTGAACAAGGTTTAGGTGCAGATAAAGTTCCTAAAGAAATGCTAGAAGATTATTTAAAACAAGATGTATACAACACAGAAACAATAGCAAAAAATCAAATAGAACAAGCTGTTAAACAAAACATGCTGCCTTTGATTATTAGTCAAATGGAAGCATTGCATTGCACTGTAGAAATGACATTCAATGGTTTAAATATTGACATGGAATATTACAGAGACTACGCAGCTAAAGTAGCTATGAAGTTTAGTGATACTAAAAATCAACTATCTACTTGGATGAGTAAATATTTAGAAAGTCTTAACAACTATTATTATGTTGATGATGTAGATAGTAATCTTCAATGGAGTAAGTTCTTTTTTGGTGGTATAAGAAAAGTAGAAACAAAAGAGGTTGTAGGGCTATATAAAAATGGGAAACTAAAAACTAAAAAAGTAGTCAACGAAGTAAAGACTGTTCCTTTTATTAGTGATGTAGCTCCATTACAAGAGTGGGTTAGTGAAAAAACTGGTAAAATATCAGTAGATGAAAAAGTTCTTGAATATTTAAAAAGTAAAACTACTAACGTAGAAGCAGTAAATGTATTAACATACTTACTAGAATTTAGAGATCTATCTAAACAACTAAGTACTTATGTACAAGGTTTAAATAAACATGTCATAGAACATGATTTAGTTACTTCAGTAATACACGGCAGACTTAATCACACAGCTACAGCAACAGGGAGACTTAGCTCAACAAGTCCTAATCTACAAAACATAAGCAATAATCCTATTAAAAAAATATTTAATTCTAGATATGGAGATAAAGGTAATTTAGTAGAGTTTGACTTTCAACAACTAGAAGTAGCAGTACTAGCACACATCACTAAAGACAAACAACTAATCAAAGATATTAGTTCTGGTAAAGACATACATACAGAATTGTATGTAGATATGTTTCACGTGAAACCAACTAAAGACGAGAGAAAGTGGTTTAAACGACTTACATTTGGTTTGATTTATGGTGCTGGCCCTAAAACCTTATCTGACAATGCAGGATGCACTATAGACGTTGCTAAGTCTTTTGTAGAAACATTTTATAGACGTTATCCATATGTCAAGATTTGGAATGAACAGATGGCATTAGATGCAGATAGAGGTGGTGTACACGAAGAGCTTAAAATGGGATCTGTAGCATTTTCTAAGACCTGGAGATATAAAAGTGAAACAGGAAGAGTATACGTATTTAAACAATACAAAAACAAGTTTGCAGACTCAACTTGGTCTACATCTAGGGGTGAGTACACATACAGTCCTACAGAATTAAAAAATTATCCTGTACAAGGTTTAGCAACAGGCGACATAGTTCCAATGATGTTAGGTATTTTGTTTAGAAAGTTTATTAATAAGAAAGGAGTACATCTAGTAAATACGGTGCATGATTCCATTTTATTTGATGTACATAATGATGTTTTAGATATAACTATAAAGGAGGTGTTCAATGTTTTAAACAATACACATGAGTATTTTAATAGGAGTTTTAAGAGCTCACTAGCCCTGAAGCTAACTGCAGGGTGCTCAGTGGGTAAAAATTGGTTTGAAATGAAGGAATTATAAAAATGAGTACAACAGGCGTAGTAGAAAGCATTACCACTAAAGATGTAACCACTAAGTTTGGTGTTAAACCAACCTATTCTTTAAAGGTTGATGGTAGTTGGGTAAAGCATGGTTTTAAGAAACCTCCTTGTTCTGTAGGAGATACCATTGAGTTTGATGGTGAAGCAGGTACTTACGGTGTAGAAGCAAAAAACATCAAAGTAACAGCTAAAGGTGTTGCTGGTGCAGTACCCACAGCATCTGTTACTAGTAACAAGTCAACTGGTAGCAGCTATTCTAGTAATCGTGTATTTCCTATACCAGCTTTGCACGGTGATCGTTCTATAGTTCGTCAGAATGCTTTAGCTCGTTCTACAGAATTATACATTGGAGCTAGAGGTAACAAAGCTTTTGATTTAGATGAAACAACTGTAGATCTTATTATTCGTATGGCACGTAACTTTGAAGCTTATACCGCAGGTGATCTTGACCTAGCAGCAGCTAAAGCAGAAGTAGCAGCAACAGAAGAGTAACCGTAACAACTCCCAGTGTGACCGCCCCAAGCGGGAACATTGGGAGCAATAATAAAGGAAAAACACATGACTAACATTAAAAGGCTAGTAATAGGTAAAAAACCTCCTCCTGAAAAAAGAGATAACAACGGTAATACATTACGAGGAGAAATATTTTTAAGTTCTGAGTTTCCTGGCTGGTTAATTCCATCTAAAAACAAGTTAGAAAGAACAATGGATAAGATTAAACGTCAAATAATAGTAGTACATTCTTTAGTAAAATAACGGGAGAGCAATAAATGATAGCATTAGTAGACGGAGACATAGTAGCGTACCGATGTGCAGCTTCAGCTGAGAAAGAAGAGCTTAGTATAGCTCTAATGAGAACCAACATGATGATGGAAGACATCATGTTAGACACCGAAGCTACAGAATTTAAAGTGTATCTATCAGGATCTAAGGAAGACAACTTTAGATACAAAGTTAACCCAGAATACAAAGCTAATCGTAAAGACGTAGTAAAACCTATTCACCTAGAAGCTTGTAAAGAGTTCCTAGTAACATATTGGAAGGCAACTGTTTGTACAGGAATGGAAGCAGATGACGGTTTAGGAATAGACCAAAAACCAGACGGGACAATAATCTGTTCAATAGACAAAGATTTGCTGCAAGTACCAGGAACTCATTACAACTTTGTAAAGAAAGAATTTACCAAAGTTAGTGAAGAAGAGGGCCTTTTAAGCTTTTATTTGCAAACCCTGACAGGAGACAGGTCAGACAACGTCATAGGATTGCAAGGAATAGGCCCAGTAAAAGCTTTGAACATACTTAGGGAGGTAGACCCCAAAAACTATTATAATGTCTGTAGAGAGGCTTATAACGATGATTTGAGGTTTCATAATAATTGTAAGCTTCTATGGGTACTTAGAGAGCCTAACAAAACGTGGGAACCACCAAATGCCAACAACATGGAAGCCGAACAGGTACAAGAGGCAAGCAGCGGGACGGAAGATGGAGGAACATCACAGATCCAAGTTTGAGACTAACTTTAAGGCTTTATGTACAAAAGAAGGATTTGATCTTGGCTACGAAAAAGATGTACTGCCATTTGTTACACCCCCTGAAAACAGAAAATACCACCCAGACTGGACAATCAAACCTGGATGGTTTATTGAAACTAAAGGGTTATTTACCTCAGCAGACAGAAAGAAAACAATACTTGTCAGGGAACAACATCCAGAAGCTAGGATACTTATTGTCTTCCTACGATCTAAAAGCACACTCAGTAAAAAGTCTAAAACAACCTATGCACAGTGGTCAGAAAAGAATAAAATTGAATGGTGTTCCTTCGAAGACACGGATAAAATCTTTGGCTTTATCAGAGAAGCTCTAGGTACTTAAATGATTGCTGCTTTACCCCTGGTAGAATAATTATTGTAACTCTCCCTACAATAATTTCCGTTCTATCGGGGGATTTTTATCCTATAGCACACTACTCTTCTTCTTCACAAAAATCTTCTACAGAATCACCTATTTGAACAGAAACAGTGTAACCAGTCTTAAGAACATCATCTAATTTAAAATTAAAGTTAACAAAAGTCTGAGAAGTATTACCTATAAAATCAGTACCTATCCAAGTAGAACCTAAAATAATAGAACCTTTAGTATTAAGGTCTGTATAGTTCTTATAATGTATATATACTTCTTTAAAGTTAGGTACATTATTTATACAAGGTAATGATCTATTAAAGTACTTACTAAAGTTACTAGTAACAATATAAGTACCTTTAGGTATAACAGGTTTTGTTTCCATACCATAACATTCGTACTTATTATCTATGTAAACTCTAGAGATAATGTACGCAGTACCATACTCAAACCTTTTAATGTCTATTTTCATGTGTTAATTTTAACAGTTTGTGTTTCTTTATATGCAGCACTTATTCCAGTAACAAGTTGTTGTATGAAACGTATTTCATCATTATCCAATTTGTTCCATCCGAAACAATGGTAGCACAATCGCCTGAAGAAGCTAAAAGGATAGCCGTGCCAGCCGAACCACCTGCTTGCGGAACCACATTAGATGAAGCCGAAATTACTGTTTGTGTTTGATAATTTTGTATATTTAAGACCCGTCCGCTATAACTGCTAGCCGTAGGCAAAGTTAAAGTTAGCGAAGACCCAGTTTTATTGTTAATAATCCATAAATCTGTAGCTGCAACGGAATAGTTAGCAGTAACCGTAACTGGGGCACTTGTAATCTGTTTATTGTTAAAAGTATTCCAATCTGTAGACGTTAAATAACCATTAACAGATGTTGTGGCAGCAGCCATACTAATAGCCGGTGTTGTGCCTCCAGAGCTTACGACCGGAGCCGTTCCGGTAACGCTTGTGACCGTTCCGCTACCTTTACTATTAAATGTAGACCAATCAGTGGAAGACAAATAACCGTTTGTCGTAGCCGAAGACTGCGTAATTGAAATAGTTGGAGTTGTGCCACCAGATGAGGATATTGGTGACGTTCCCGATACCGAAGTGACCGTGCCACCGGAACCGGTCGCTGTGATCGTAATGGCTGCCGATCCGTTATAGGTTGTGCCTGCGCTGAAAGAAACGCCTGTGCCAGCGGTTAAGCTGAATAAATTACTGCCTAAAGACACGCCAGAAATGGTTGAATTACTTAACTGGCTGTTAGCAATACTTCCAAGTGTGCCACCTAATGTCAGACTTCCACTGCTAGTCACCGTGCCGGTTAAAGTAATTCCGTTGACCGTGCCAGTGCCAGAAACGCTAGTTACTGTTCCTTGTGGGTTAGCAGCTGTGGTTACCGCCGTTACACGCCCATAAGTATCTACGGTAATTACAGGTATTAAAGTGACTGAGCCTGTAGTGCCTGCGGTTACAATTCCACTAGTAAGGTTTACCGTAGGAATAGCAGAAGTGCCTGCTATGGTAAGAGTGCTTGAAGTAATGGATGTTACTGTTCCGCTACCTTTATTATTAAATGTTGTCCAATCCGTAGAGCTTAATGCACCTCGATTAGTCGCGCTAGCAGTAGGCACATTTAAAGTGATTACAGGGGTTGTGGTGCCATTTGCAACAGTGCTTGATAAGTCTGTGCCAGTAGTGCCTAAAGTAAGCGCAGCAACGCTAGTAACCGTTCCACCGCTTCCGGTAGCCGATA